AACTGGTTTTCAAAGAACCCAATTAAGATACTATTCTGAACAGCAGTAATCCCCTTCATGTTCTCAGGAGGAGGGTCGTAGTTGTCAGTTATCAATGACTCAGTAAACAAAGACACATCGAAGTCATCAGTAAACGAGTAGCTACCATCGCCCCAGTAACGGGCTGTGTCTGTTAGTTTTTGGGCAGCATCTTGGTACATAGTACCTGCGGTCTCAGCTTTGTCTGCCACATCACCCGCAGTCTGAGCGTACTCAAATGTAGTGTCATCAATGACATCAGTAACGATACCGCCAGTGATATTAAAGGTTGAATCTGTGCACCCACTAATTTTAAAACGATCATCAATCGCCAGATTGTGGTGATTAGATAGAGTGACCCGAGACACGTTGGATGTGCGTTGCACACGGGCAAGCGTTGTTGGAAACCACAAAGTCTTGAGCAGAAAATACTGTGTGCCAGCGGCAGATGGGACTGTGCGATACAGTTTTACCCCACGTACAAAGTTATCCCCAGTAGGTTTAGCAGTAGGGAGATTGGTAACTGTAACCGTCTGACCTTCTTTGATGTATAAGTTTTCCGATGGGTCAGAGCCAATCGACTCCTCCTCCCACGGTGTGTACCATGTGTATACATAGGAACGAATTTGCGTATTACCCGCCAGAGCTACTTTTCCGCTAGTGTCTGATGTGGATGTGACGGCATCGCCCGGCGAGTAATACGTAAAAGTTGTTGAGTTCGTAACAGTGGCTGTTACGTTGGTTGCATTAAATATCTTACCTACAGCAGAGGTAAACCCGGAGACGGTAACGATGTTGCCCGTACGCAATCCATGCGCACTACCCGTAACAATGGTCGCTGTATTACCTGCGTCACGGGCGTAGGTAGATGTTGTTGCGTTTGCAGCAGACGCAGCAGAAGTCGTTACCTTAGTCGTTGGTAACGGCAAACCAAGTTCGTAGTATCCATTGGGATAAGGCTCTGCACCCGTGATTGCTAGGCTGTAATTTGATACCTTGGGTACGCCATCTCCGGTGTAGTAGAACCGCTGCTCCTGATCCTCAGAGGACGAGGCAGTCACGATGTCTACGTCAGTCATCCATGACAACCAGTTTATTACCCCAGTAGATGGATTCTTTAGGGCATGAATTGTTTTAATCTCACCAATGCGGTTGAGGTTTGAGACAAACAAAGGTAGGCGGTAAGGCAGCAAGTCACCTGAGTACAACTTGGTGTTGTACGCCAACTGTGCCGCGCCATCGGGCAACAACTCCGAAGAAATCTTCGGTGCTTCACCTAAGAACTTAAGGAGTTTTACCGCTGCCATTTAGACGTTCCGTTCAAAGTGTGGGCAATCTACAAGAGACTTGAAGTTACCGCCCCAACGGTTCTTAGGATACAGGCTTTCCCAGTAAGTGCCAAGGGGGGCAAGGAGTTCCTTGTCCCAAATGATTTTACCGTCCTTAAAAAAGTTCAGGTCAATAGCGCATCGTTTTAAATGGATGCTGTTCAGTGTCTTTGAGCGCCCAGTCTTTACATAGATAGCTTGTTGTTCAGGGGTACGAGCCAACTCACCGCCCGTGACCATGAAGCCTTGCTCGGTGGCGTATTGAATTAGTTTGCAGGCGTCCAGTAAGAACGCAGCTTGTTCTTGGCTAAGGCTCATTTTTTACTCCTCATTTCTGCCAGTTTCTCAATAGTCCTACCGCCAAAGTACGCACCCATGATGAGCATACCCCACTGCCCAAGCAGATTGACATAGGACTCGTTGGCGTTATAACCAAAGGCAGACATCATGGAAAACAGGAAGTACCCCACAAAAATAGCTATAAGACTCATGGGGCGGATGTTCTTGGACAGCCAAGAGTCAGATGCCATATCAGCATCCCACCGCTGCGATACATTGTTTTCCTCGTTGGCCTGAGCCGCCAACAGCGCCTTGAGTTCTTCTTGCTCAAGCCGTGCCTTCTCAATGCCAAGCTCAAGCAGACGTTCTTCGTGGTCATACTGAAGCTGGCGTAGCTTTGCTACATCTTCAGGCGTAGGGTTGTCGGGGATTTTTACACCAAGAGTTTTCTCTACAACTTCTTTACCCTTGGCTTGAATAGCAGAGGATAGAAGGCCCAAGCCACTTTCAGCTAGTGTGCCTAGTAGTGCTCCTAAGATTGGAATCATTTGCTTTCCCCTTGTTTCTTTTGTTCGTCTTCAAGTTGTTTCTGCATCTTGTTGAACTTACGTATGGATACTTCTACCATCGTACGCTGCTCAACTGTTTCCATGTACACCCAAACGCAAAAAGGCACTGCCAACAAAATAATCATTGACAAGACTACCAAGACGATGACGAACGTCGTGTCATCGCTATTGTGATTAGAAGGCCCCATATCTCCAATGCCATGATAAAAATTACGACAAAGTACAACGCCCTATCTTGCCACTTAGAAATGACTAGCTTTCGCTTGTGCCTCGCAATCGCCCTTTGCGTCTCCTCTTTTGCTCTTGCAACTTCTTGCTCTTTCCCAATCTGTACCCGCATCGCTTCAAAGCGTGTCCACAGATTACCCAATTCCGGAGGAGTCTGGTAGACCATCATCTCGCGTAATTCAACCTGCAACGCTTCCAGCCTTGACCGGATAAGCACACGCTGCAATGCGCGACGACTTGCTGATACCTCTCCTTTGTAGACCTCTGTTGAATTTCTTTCTTCTTCATAGAACAGAGCTTCAACTTGGTCAACAGCATCAAAGAACTTGCCTAAGTGATCTGCAAGTTGCCCCAATACATCATTGGGGTCAGACCTACCGATCTCTTTGACTCGTTCCTTCTCCTTCTCGTACTGCGTTACCTGCGCCTTGGATAATTTCTTACCAGCGAACTGGTTCTGTAAATCATCAAGAACTGCCTGCACATCTCCCGCAGCACTCTTTACATCTTTATAAAGCTGACACCCCTTCTTAACCGCTGAAACAGCGGCACTAGCCATCGCCAGTAGAGTAAGGGGATCAATATCTCACTCCATCAACAGGCTTTGGGCATCTTGCGAACCATGCCGCCATGTGCGTAACCCGTTTTCATAGCTGAATTTTTCATCATCTTTCCATCGGGCATTTTGTGCATACCTTTAGCAGTAGGCTTTTTAACCATGCCGCCTTTGGCATAGCCACGTGCATCGACGCTATCTTTAATAGCATCCTTCTTCATCTCATCGAGAGATTTTTCTTTTAATTTAATAGGCATTTTAAATTCCTTTAAAAATAATAGCCGCAAGAAGTCCCGCCATGCCGACTATCAGAGCACCGGCGGTTTTGATGATTAACGATTCCAAGCGGTCAACCCGTTGAATAAATGTTTGGTAACGCTCAGCACAGACAGCTTCATGTGAAGTTATCTGCACTTCAAGTTCGCGTAGTGTTGACACTATCGGCCTCCTTAACGGCTTGAGTTTGGTCTATTACCGCAGGGAAGTCACTCTCCTGCGGTTCTTCAGGTTCAACAACTAAAACACAACCTTCAGGCACGACCTCACTACGGACTAATGATCCGTCTGGGTACATAACAAGAGGGATGCGCTTATCTATCATGCTGTGAATGTGCTAGACGTCGTGAATGTATGGTATGTGTAACCAGCTACTGTGGTAATTGTTCCGCCAGTGCCACGTTGACCACCTGCGTACCGCACAATTACAACACCAGAACCGCCTCCGCCACCTGCTTTCGGGGTACTTGAATAGCCGCCTCCGCCTCCGCCGCCACCTTTGTTCGGAGAACCAGCGGTTGCCGCTGCTGTATTACCGCCAGCACCGCCACCGCCATTACCGCCAGCGGAAACTGACCCCGAAACTACGTTGTAAGTACCACCGCCGCCGCCGCCAGCATAAAAAATACCATCAACCCACTGAAGGCCGACACCACCATCTCGCCCAACGACTTGACCAATTGCACTAGCACCCGCTGCACCGCCACCGCCACCGCCACCGCCTGCGTAATTAGGTGCGTAGCCACCCGAGCCACCAGCATTTCCTTGCCCCGCAGTACCAGCACCACCAGAGCCTAAATATGAGGCAGAGTCAGTAGCACTACCGCCGCCGCCTGAGCCACCGGAAGTACCAGTTGAATTAACCGCATTTTGGTATCCAACACTAGTGCCGCCACCAATTGCGATCTGACTAAATCCAGTTGAGTTAGTTCCATTAGATTGCCCAGTACTAGGACGACCTGACCCAGCAGTACCACCGCCGCCAACTGTTAGAGAAAAACTTGCCCCTCCTGCAACAGTAACAGACCCAGCAATATATCCACCTGCGCCGCCGCCGCCAGCTAAGTCACCTCCGCCGCCGCCGCCGCCAGCAACAACTAGATACTCTACAAAGTAAGGGCGCAAATAACTTGCGTCGCTTTTACCTTGTTGAGTATCGTTAAGTTTCCATATGGATGAAAGTCCCATTACGAAATCTCCTCGTATGAGCAGACGGCTGTAAGGTCTCCTGAAGCACTAGCCGTGCAACGAAGTGTGTCACCTTCTTCAAGATAAAGTGCTTTAGAAATAATATCTAGTGATGCGTCCGCAGGAACTAAAATTGTCGAAGCAATAGGATAAGCAGTCGATGAGCGGAACAAGTCCACTGTGATGTCTGCCGAGGAAGTACCATCAATGTTTGCTACATAGAGGGCGTTCACTTTAAACACCTTACCGCTACTACCTGAGTTGGTAACGATTGCAGTTGCAGATGTACCGACAGCTTGCACTGCCGTTTTACCTGTGATAGTTGCTACGTTTACGATGTTTGGGGCTGCCATGATTTATCCTCCGAATACGATTGCCATTGCGATGGCTTTACCAGTCGTCGCACGGTCTATGAACTCATTAAAAAGAGCCGCTGTTGGGCGTAGCTCAAACCTGTCGTTCGTGCTGTAGGCACGAGCCGTAGTGCCATCTTGTGCACGGACAATAGTCAAAGTATCTGTGCTACGTGCTGTGACCTTAACAATTTCAAGATTGTTGGAGGTGTCTATCAGAGTTGCGTAGAAGTAATCGCTTGCAGTTAGAGTTGGGAAACGTGCACCTTGCCCCGCTACAAGTACGAGCGTTGTCACACTGCTATTGATACCAGCGTTCAACGTGCCAAAGGCATTGTTGGTGACTTTAATTCCCATGATTACTGTCCTTCAGTCTCAGGTACTTCTACCCAATTACCTGCGTCATCATCCCAACGATACTTCTTGCCATCGTTAGGCATCTGTGTAGGTGCATCCCACAAGCAGGTAGTCTCGTTCAGAACCCACTTGCTATATGGCTTCGGTGGGATAAACGCATCACGACCTGCGTCGTAGGTATACCCAATACCTGCATAGTTCTTACGCAGAGGCGTGCCGCCATTAGCATGAACACCACCACGGGTGTTGTAGCTTGTCTGAATCCATGTTCCGGGACTAGAGTCCACGAACGTATCAAAAAACTCTTGTTCAGCAACGATAACTTGCGTAACGATGCCGTCTTGTACTTTTGCAAAATGTGCCATTCAATTTCTCCTTATGCCGTGTATGTACTGGATGTGTTAAATGTGTGGATGGTATAGCCGCCAGATGATGTTACTGTTCCGCCTGTGCCGCGCTGTGAACCTGAGTAGCGGAGGATGACAACGCCTGAACCGCCAAGACCACTATTTACACTAAATGCGCCGCCGCCACCGCCGCCACCGCCAGTATTTGGAGTTCCAGCAGTTCCATTAGCAGCTAAACCACCAGCACCGCCGCCGCCATTACCACCTGCGCCGCCAGCAGTCCCGTTAGGTGATCCACCGCCACCGCCACCAGCGCGGAAAGTAGCTGTGCCGTTTATTGAAGAAGAAACACCAGCGCCTCCCGCTCCGCCAGCACCCGAACCTGTTCCAGCAACACCTACCGCACCAGCACCTCCTCCTCCGCCAGCGTTATATGTTCCGCCAGTGCCGGGGCGACCACTACCACCCGCAAAGCCTTGACCCGAGGTTCCAGCACCACCAGTAGATGTTGTTCCAGTATCTGCCGCCGCGCCGCCACCGCCAGAGCCACCTGCCGAACCATTAATATTAACCGCAGACCTATAAGGCGTTCCGCCGCCGCCGCCAATTGAAGTAATGCTTGCAAATGTAGAATCTGTCCCGTTTCCACCTTGGGGTCTATCACCGTTTCCACCGGAGGGTGAGATAGCGCCGCCGCCACCAATCGTAATTGTGTAACTAACGCCAGACAAAAGAGGCAGAAGAGATTCAGCAGCAGCTCCCCCACCAGAAGATTCGCCTACTACGGAAGAACGATAGCCCCCAGCGCCGCCACCCCCGCCATGCTGTGTTCCACCGCCACCGCCGCCAGCCACTACTAAATATTCAACATTATAAGCAACTACATATTGAATCCAAGCACCGTTTTGATAAACTTCAAATTGAGCTAAGGTTGTGTTGTATCGAACCATTCCATTTGCTGGAGAAGCCGGACGTTCAGCAGTTGTACCACTAGGTAAATCAAAGTAGCCTGTAGAGGTATTGTTTTGGTCACTCACAGCCGTTGGTGTAACTGTAGTTGCATCAACAAACGTAGCCGCTGTAATGCGAATCTCAATGCGGTCACCAGTAACATACGCACGAGCCGTTGTCGATTCCTGTGCACGTACGACAGTCAACACATCAGTTGAGCGAGCCGTACACTTGACAATCTCAAGGTTGTTCGATGTGTCTACCAGTGTGGCGTAGAAATAATCGCTCGCCGTTAAAGTTGGGAAGCGAGCACCCTGCCCCGATGTCAATGTAATGCTAGTTGCAGACGAGTTTATACCCGCTGCAAGCGTAGCAAAAGCATTGTTTGTGAGTTTAATGCCCATTCCCAGACTCCTTAGTTAACAGTCACAGTCCAAGTAATGCCGAGTGTGTCTGCTGCACCTTTGTTGATAACTGAGAACACTGTGCGGCACAACATAGTGCCTGCGGAAGCCGCATTAAAGATACCTGCTTCTGTCAATGCACCAGTGCCTGTACCCGCTGCGAACGAACAAACATATGCAACAGAGTTGGTAGTCACAGTAGTTGAAGTCAACGAAGTACGCGAACTAGCAACAGCAGCGACTAGAGTCGTATCACCGACGGCAGCGGCAGTAGAACTTGTGCCGACTTCCATGTGAGTCATCGCGGCTGGACTGTTGGTTGTAGTCTTTGCCATGCTGGAAGCAATGAAGTTTTTACCTACTGTTACCACTAAGTTTTTTACTTCTTCTTCCTGTTTGATGTTACCGTTTTCATCGGTAAGAACGAGCTTCAAATTGCCCGTCATTTTGATTGCGTCGTTAAACATAATTTACTCCTTAGTTAAGTTGGTTTTCGTTGAGGCCGTACCCGTTGTACGTGTACTCAACTGACTCCGTGCGGATCGTATATACGATACCAGCATTGGGGTCAACTGTCAGCACAAATTCACCGTTTACAAGGGGTTCGTGTATCAAATGATCGTTAATTGTACCCAGCACAGGGTAGTATGTAAACTTGTCATCTGACATAAACGCAAAGTCGTAGAGCGGTGTTGTTACACCGGGTACAAAACTAAAGGCTACGGCATCCGCCATCGTAGCGGTGTCTGATAGAACTGCTGCAATGCTGAACACAGGCGCGGCATCGGACGCCGTAGCTGTGTCTGTTGTTGTCTTGTTCTGGGCAAATACAGGTGCAGCGTCAGAGGCTGTAGCCGTGTCAGTTGTTGTCTTGTTAGGAGTCAAAGCCGCCGCGTCAGATGCCGTAACTGAGTCAGTCTGGACATCCCCAAAAGTAAACACTGGGGCGTCTGCCACCGTAACAGCGTCTGTCAAGACATCTGCAATGTTAAACACAGGTGCAGCGTCAGAGGCTGTAGCCGTGTCAGTTGTTGTCTTGTTCTGGGCAAACACAGGTGCAGCGTCAGACGCTGTTGCTGTATCAGAGTAGGCTGGGTTTATTAGGAATACTGGTGCAGCATCAGAGGCTGTAGCCGTATCTGTCGTTGTCTTGTTCTGGGCAAACACTGGTGCAGCATCGCTGCTTGTAACGCTATCAGTTTGAACAGACTGCGGGTTCAGCGCTGCTGAGTCAGATGCTGTTGCACTGTCAGACCTTGAAGTCGTAAACGTGATAGCCGTTGTATCTGCAACAGTTACTGGGTCTGGGTCTACGTCAGCGTCATTACGGTCATAGTCAACCATCTCGCTAAAGTCTTTGTAGACAAAATCGGTCATGGTGACTGAATCTGTCAATACAGTCTGCACGGCAAAAGAGTTCACCGTATCAGAAGCGGTCACTGTTTCACTAGGGTTTTTACCTATATTAAATGAGTTCAGTGTATCCGCTGTAGTGACAGAATCAGTCTTAGCAAGGTTAGGTTGTAGGGATGGGGAGTCTGTAGCTGTAGCCGTGTCAGTTTGGACAGACTGCGGGTTCAACGCTGCTGAGTCAGATGCTGTAGCCGTGTCAGTTTGGACAGACTGCGGGTTCAACGCTGCTGAGTCAGATGCTGTTGCAGTATCCGATAAGCTCCTGTTAAAACCAACTGTGGTGCTAACTGCATCAGTAGCAGTAATCGAATCGGTTTTGGCAAGATCAGGCTGTAGAGATGAGGAGTCTGTAGCAGTGACAGTCTCAGCAATATTGCCCCTGTCTACATTAAGCGCTGCTGCATCAGTAGCCGACGCACTATCAGAAACAACTTTGGCTGCGTTGAACACAGGTGCAGCATCAGATGCTGTTGTAGAATCAGTAAGGGTTTTTCCTATAGCTAGGGTATCTACTGAGTCTGAAGCAGTAGCCGAATCTGTAAGCACCTTACCCGGTGCTCGTACCATATCATCCGTTGCAGTTGCAGTATCTGTAAGAACCTTAGCTACCTGTTGAGTAGCAACATCAGCTATCGTAACAGGGTCTGGGTCTACGTCCGCATCGTTTCGATCAAAGTCAACAACCTCAGTGAAGTTTTTAAATACTGAATCTGCGGCGGTAACTGAGTCTGCAAAAGCCAACTCGGGGGCAAACGCTACAGCATCATCAACTAAAACTTCATCAACTGTTACAACCTCAACCGTAATCTCACGGAAGTCAGACATAGTAACTGTCTGTTCTTCCAGAGATGTCATTGGCACAACAAACGCTGATAGCCGTATGATATTTTCAGGCTGTGCGGAAACAGCATAGGTATTGGGGTTGACTGAAACAGCAATAACCCCTGCCACCGCAACTGCGGTAACAAGCGCCGTAACAGCAGCAGATACCCTGATGTTGGACATTAGAAGTTTGCCCTCACCGTAAACCGCAATGTTTCATAGACTGTCTGGACAGTGCCGTTGTAATCTACAACAACTTCGCCCTCGTACGCACCAGCGTCTACATCAAGCACACCGCCGGAGAAGCCAAACTGCACTTGCCCTGTTGTACCACTGCTTAACTTTGTACAAGAAATTGTTGAGAGTAGTGTTGTAGTGCCTGCTTTGCGAAACTTCACACTGACTGTTGTTGATGCCACAGATAAATCTATGGGCGTACCTGTAATGTCGTCCGTCAGAGTGAGAACGATAAGCGGCTTTTCGTCGCCTTCTACTAATCGGATGACATCTGTTGCCATAATTACCTCATGCAAATGGACGCATTTGAACCGTCATCGACGCACGAGCAGCACCAAGATTGGCTCTAGCCCGTCGTTCAGACGTTTTAAATGAGTATTGTTTGGCGTGGTATGAGGCTAACTCACGATCAGTCCACGTTCTATTGGGCAGCACTAACAGATGCTGTAAGGCTCCGTGCATGACAACATTCTCAATGTCATCCAACACAGACTTTGCCATTGCCGATGAAGTACGCAAAGGCTTAAGGGCTACAATCATCTTCAGGTCGTAGACGACTGTATCATCTGGCACTGGTGCAAGCACAAAATTGTCAGAGTCTAGCTGGCAGACATTCTGCGGGCTAGACAACTGCTCGGGAGTCAGATCAGGCCACGCTGGGTACTTACGGGTCAACTGCTCAAGAGTCGCTGGTTCTATGTTTGAGCCGTTTAGCGAGACTGATAGGAACGCATGAACCTCTGCCCCCGTAGGATTCTCGTAGGGATACTCATAGACCCCCGGCGTAAGTCTGATTTTAGGCTGCTCATAGCGCCATGACAGAGTTCTTTCGCACACCTCAATAGCTGCATCACGAACATATTGCTCGACGATTGGCTGCGGGCATCCCGGCACGCTAGGTGCAAGACGAGTAACCAGTGAGAGGAATGTGCGGTCAGCCATTAGACAACCTCAGTTGGTTTGAGGCCAGCTTGTTCGGTATCAGTAATAACCCTACCCTGTGCGCTAACGCCCAAGGCTTGGGTAAATGACTGCTGGAACAAGGCAGCACGTTGTGAGTTTACGTGTTCGTTATCAACTGACTCAGCCAAGAACACTGTAGCGTCAACGACAACCGGAAAATAGCCATCTGACAACAACGTCACAGTTGTTGTGCCGTCATAGTCTGTAGGAGTCTGCGAATACTCCCCGATTAAAATTTGACCTGCTGGCGCTTTGGGGTAGATGAAGAACTTGTTGGCGTTGCGCACGTGGCGCATCCAGTTCACACATGGCCCAGCGTCGTCATTCATCCATGTCGGGTACGTCTGGTCAAGCGCTTCGCGGTTAACCTCAGTAACGCCATTGCCGTCTTGCACGGAGAATATCTCCATGATC